CGTATATCCCTTCGAAAGGGATGTTACGAGATTGAAGATAAGCATGGAAGCCCATAGCACCGAGACCGAGACTCCTTTCTCGATACGCTGAGTAGGCACTCTTGGTAAAGCCTTCCTTACCTTCTTTGATATATTTTTGAAAGCGTTTGAAATTTGCACTATATTCTCCTAATTGTTCTGTATCTACTGCATTATCAATGTAATGTTGTAGTATATTATCAAGCATGGTTATTAAATCTTCAATGAACATGTCATCTTTTGACCAGTCATCAAAGTGTTCTAGGTTTACAGAAGATAAACAACATACTGCTGTTCTCTCTTCATCTGTTGGTAGAGTAATCTCTGAGCATAAATTACTTTGTCTTATCTTTAAACCTAAATCTTTTTGTGCTTTAGGTAAATGTTTATTACAAGTATCAATGTTCACCATGTAAGGCTCACCTGTTTCTGCTCTAGCATTTATTATCTGCCACCATAAATCTCTAGCGTTAATAGTTTTAACAGCTTCGTTAGTCTTAGGGTCTATTAATCTCCAGTCTTCATTTTTTTCTACAGCTTCTAGAAAAGCATCTGTAATGTTTACACCATTATGTAGATTAAGATTCTTCCTGTTTATATCTCCACCCGATTCTTTTCTCATGTTAATAAACTCTTCAATTTCGGGATGAGATATATCCATGTAAGCTGCATAAGAACCACGTCTTGTTGTGCCTTGGTTAAAGGCTAACATCTGTGAATCAACTACATGGATGAAAGGAATAGAACCAGTAGAACGACTGCCGTGAGTAGTTGAAATACCATTGCTCCTAATATCACCCCAATATCCACCAATGCCTCCACCTGAACTTGCCAACCATATATTCTCATCATAGTGAGCAGATAAACCACCCCTGCTGTCAGGAACATAATTGAGGAAACAACTGATAGGAAGCCCACGAGTGGTTCCCCCGTTGCTAAGAATAGGAGTGCTGAACATGAACCAACGAGAGGAAGCGTAGTTATAAAGTCTTTGAGCCAACTCGAAGTCGGTTTCTCCTTTGTATGTTGCTCCGAAGACGGAGGCTCTTGCGAATGCTTCTTGGGCATGTGTTTCTCCTTCCCAAAAATATCTATCTTTGAGTGTATCTAAACTAAATTTGTCAAATTCTTTTTCTTTATCATAGTTTATTTCAATTCCTAAGTAAGGCTTAGTTCCTATTTTATCTTCAACCATTATCTTGTTCCTCTAAGTATAAAGCTATTATAGCATAATGAATAATCTTAAGCAAGTCCATTCTGTTTTTACCATTCTTTTTTCCATATCTCATAGCGTACTTCATTATGTTACCCATAGCAAAGCCATCTCCGTGTCCAGTATCTAATATAATATCTGTTGCTTGGTACTTACCATTAGAGTAATGTTGATTGTATGTGTTTCCTATGTAAGCTTTTATTTCATTTAATATTTTATCTTCTCTAAATTTATAATTCACTGCTCTTCCATTCCTTTGGTATACTCTCTTCATTATACCATCTAAAATTATTTGTCTCTGCCCATTCGGCATGAGTTCTTTTTGTTTTATCTTTTCTTACTTTAGCACCCGGCATTGGAGAGAAAGGTTTCTGAAATAAAAACACCAACTCATAATTATCAGGTAAAGCATTTCTGATATGTATGTACTTACTATACTCTGCGTAGTCCCAAAATCTACCTTTAGCTTCTATTAAAATTGTTTTACCATCTATAACTTTAACAAAGTCAGGTTCATACTTATGTTTAACTACATAGTTTATGTTATCCCAATGATGATTCCAATCTTTTAAAACTGTTTGGTGTATTTCATATTCCCAAATACTATCATAACCTTTAGGAACTCCAACCTTTTTAGGTCTTGGTTTTCTTGGTACTCTTTTAGGCATTATCAATAGAAGAATCGTAGTTCTTAACTAGCTTCCAGTAATTTAAAATACTATTAAACATACCCAAATGTTTTTCATGAGATTCTTCATCCCATATATGACAGGAGATTAATCCTGTGTCAGCTCTGTCTACAAAGATAGACACTCTTTGTGGGTTATCAAAGCCACAGCCTTGTGCATAAGCAGACAACTGCATACCATGTTCATCGTATACTAACTTAGCAGGGTCTTTGCCTTCTAAGTTATCTTTAGTTTTAAAGTCTACAAAGATTCCAGATTTAGAATATAAATCTATTTTACCACCATACCCTGAATCAGCACAGAAAGAATCTTCTGCTATCCATTCTTCATCAGGAAAGTTTTCATCAAGCCATGCTTTTACTTTCTTGTAAGGTTTAGTTTTAGATATACCTAAGAAACCTTTTTCAATTTGATAATGAATCTTAGTACCTTTTTTTGCAGCTTCCATGCCAATCTTCTTTGAATCCATCTTACATCTGTAAGCAAAAGACTCAAGAGATTCTCCCTCGTTTCTTTCAAGGGTGAGTGCGGAACTTAAAGCTTGATTTATCTTCCAGTTTTCTAATGATGGTTTAGCTATCATACTTAGTATGGTAGTAACCGAAGGTACAAGTCCTAAACTTTTAGCATCTCTAAGAGTTGTATTCCTTTCTTTACCATTAGCACCTATGATTGTGTACATAGGTTCTCCGTCTTGAGCATACCAATGTCCTGACTCAGACGTAAATTTATTATACCCATCTATTTTAGTTTTGTCAATATCTTTTTTATTTTTCACGATGTTTTACCCACCTTAATTTTCTTGTTTTAGGAATAAAAAGTAAAAACTTTACATCTGCTTCTACTTGTTCCGGAGTTCTTGTTGATTTTGATTGCCAATATGAAGGTTTATTTTTTCTTCTTTTTATACCTGCAGTTTTAACATCTACTAATTTAATGTTACCTTCAGGGTCTCTGACTACTAAATCAATAAACCCATCACATCCACAGTTCCTAAAGACTTCATATCCATTATCCCATAACCAAGTTACAGCATAATATTCAGCTAAGTCTCCTTTTCTACTAGCAGACTTTTCTTTAATGTGTTTCATACCAATTATCTCCTACTTTATATTCACCTGTCAAGGGGCATCTCATATTAAAATATTCAGATGCTTGTTCAATAGCCTTGACTCCTAGTTCTCCTACAAAATCAGCTTGACTTTCAGGAACTTCTATCTGCCATTCATCATGAATGTTAGCTACAAACTTTGCATTTATACCATTTAGTTTTATTAAAGCTTCAAGAAAACACATAGCTTTCTTCATAACAATAGCACCCCCGCCTTGTAATAATGTATTCAAAGCAGCATGTTGACTACGTACATATATCTTACGACCATCTAGACCTTTTAAGAATCCTCGGTCAGAAGCTTTCTGTACTTTATCTTTAAGACTTCTAAGCGATGGTAAGTTTTTGAAGAAAGTTTGTTTTAGTTCTTTACCTTTCTTAATACCACCACCTGCAACACTACCTATCTTAGCATCACCTGCACCATAAACTAAAGCATAGATAAATGTCTTAGCTTGGTCTCTAGTTTTAAGACCTGCAAGTTCTTGATTCGTAGTATGTATATCACCATTGACAACCTCTTCGACATAGTCAGGGTCATTCATGTAGTGAGCTAACATTCTAAGTTCTAATCCACTAGCATCAATACCTACAAGTTTATGTCCTTCAGGAACAGTCCAGCAAGAACGACACTCTTTACCATAAGGGCTACCTGCATTAGGTACTTGTGCCATGTTAGGATTTCTGTGTGTCATTCTTCCTGTAATAGTTCCATTAGGTATAACACTACCATGTACTCTATTATCTTTAAGTTCATCTATCCAAGATGTAACTTGTGCGATTCTCTTTTGATATAAAAGAAAGTCTGCAATAAGTTTAGCTTCTCGGATGTGTTCAATCTTTTTCAAAGTACCTTCATCTACAATAGGTTGACCTGTTGGTGTAAACTTTTTAGGTTTCCATCCAAAGTCAATTAGATATTCACCAATCTGTTTACGACTACCAAGATTAAAGTCAACCAACTTCTGTCGCATGAAAGGTTCAACACTCTGAGTCTCAATACATCTATCGTATTCTTCATCAGTCAATCCTCGTTTAGATAACTCACCATCTTTTTTAACATAAGGAGTTACCAACTTATCATCAACTAACTTAGGCTTAAATGTACTATGTACTTCATCTTCTACTTCTAGCTGTTTAGTTTTTAAGTCAGCTAATAATTCCATAGCTTGTTGAGTATTGAAAAAGAATCCATTAAGTTCTTGTTGCTTAATTATTCTAGCTACATCATGCTCAAGCTTAATAGAATCTGCACTAAAGATACTTCCTTCTTTGATTAAGAATTTATATACAGCTTCGTTTAGTTTAACATCTTGAATACAATACTCTAACATCTCAGGAGTATATGAATCAAAATCTTCAGGCTGTTCTTGTTTTAACATGCCGACTCTCCAACCCCAAGCTTTTAAGCTGTGTCCATTCTCACGAATAGGATTGAATAGTCTTGACATAACCAATGTATCTTCTATCTTGCAATCAAACTTAGCACCATAAAGTTTTTCCAATACAGGTATATCATAACCTATAATGTTGTGACCTATAAGTGTGTCAGCCTGTTGTAAAAATTTAATTCCTTCTTCTATTTGTGTGTTATCGAATGTATATAACTTACCATCTACTTCTTTAGCTACAATACACCACACATTATTTGGATGTAGACCATCAGCTTCTATATCAAATACTATTTTAGAATTGTTCATTGTCAAATGTTTCCTCCTCTGATACTTCAAATAATCTACCAGTATCAGGATTATATCTAAGACCACAAGCCAAACCTGTATCACCTGTGTATCTAGATTTTAATACACGAACCTTAGTGGTATTAGCTTCTTCAGGATTACTTGCTTGTTGGTTTCTCTCTAGTGCAATCACACAATCAGATAACTGTGCTATACCTTGTGAGCCTTTTAAGTGTGATAGAGATACTTCGATACCTTGCTCGTGTCCTTTATCACCACTAGCTCTACGTAAATGAGATACTAATATCATACCCACTCCAGTCTCTTCAACTAGACTACGTAATCTATTCATCAACATATCAATACCTCGTCTTTCGTCTCCTTCATGGAGAACATTGACAAGCATATGTAAGTGGTCAACCACTACCCATTTACATTCACAGCCTACAATTATATATCTAAGCTTTGCAAAGATATCATCAATGTCAGTAGCACCTAAATGAGCATGGATAAATACCCTACCTTCAGGTATAGACTTATCAAACAAAGCTAATAAGTCTTCATCTGTGTAGTTTTTACGCTTCTCAGATAAATACAATCTATCATTAGCTTCAATAGATAAGATACCATCAGCAGTTCTCAACCAGTTTTCTTCAAGTGCTACAATACCTACATTGTCTTCTGTGTTTTTGATAAGCCAATGCTCTAGTTCTCTTGTCACACTAGACTTACCAAGACCTGTGCCACCTGTTAATGTGACCAGTTCACCTTTACGCATTCCATATAGTTTCTTGTTCAAACCTTCCCATGGATATGCAATACTCTCTTTCTCTTCTCGATGTAACCACTCACCTTTTTGTGATGATAGTTCCATTATACCTGAAGGAGTATATGTTTTAGCATTCCACCAAGCCTGAGTAAACTCTTGGAATTTCTTTTGTTTAAGCATTTCATTTGCATCTTTGAATCCATTTGGGAATGACATAATTCTAGTTTTGTTAGGCTTTAGTATTTTAGCTACAGCTTTTGCCGCTTCTTTACCTGCCTTGTCATTATCAAAACATAACACTACATTATCAAATGATTCTACAAATTCAATGCTTTCTCGTATATCTTTAACAGCAGCCGAAGCTCCACGTTTAAGAGATACTACTGACCACTTACCTTGGAAAAGTTCATGCACTGCCATAGCATCACACTCACCTTCAGTAATAGTCAAATACTTTCCACCTGTATTTGCATACAGTTGCTCTCCAAATAAACCTGTGTCTTCAAACGTACCATTGGTTGTAAAACCTTTATTAGCTACGAACCTAGTCTTAGTACCTACAACTTCATTACCATTAAAGTAGGGGTAGATATGTTGGGTTACATTATTATTTCTATCCTTAACAATCTTAACACCAAACTTAGTTGCTGTCTTTTCAGAGATACCTCTGTCAGTTAAAGCACCATAAGCACCAGTGTATGATGTAAGGAATGTGTTATCGGGTTTTGGTTTACTTGTCATTTCAATTACCTTTCCTGTTGATTCATTCTCATAGTCTGTAAAGAATGTATTGCAACTAAAACATTTAGCAGAACCATTCTCATTTAGAGAAACAGCATCACTGCTACTACATTTAGGGCAAGGTAATTTGTGTTTAATAAATTGAGTTCTTTCTTGTTGCATTCTATCTCCATTAGAAATGTGGCTAGGCTTTTACACCTAGCCGATTTATATTTACTCAGAGTCTTCTGATGTCTCTGATTCATCATCTTGTTCAACTACTGCTTCAGGAGATTCCTTTAGCAAAGCTTCAAGATTATTTTGATGACCTTGTGAAGCAAAGTTTAAAGCCTCTACTAACACATTCAATGTACCTATCTTACTGATAGATATGTTAGCACCTGCTTTCTTCTGCTCGTCCTCAATCTTTGAAACATCATAGACTGATTCACCATCATCATTCTTAATAGTAATAATCATATTAAAACTCCTCGTCTTCGTCAAAAAATTCAGAGCCATCTTGCGATTTATACTCTACCAAGTCTACGATTTGAACAGCTTGTAAGTCAAGACCTTTCCCTGCTTTACCTGCATACTCCCAATCGTATTCATTATATTGGACTCTAACCTTAGAGCCATTACCTACAGCAAGATTAACTTCCTGTTTGTTTTGGTCTAGTAATCTAGGTGCAACTCTGACCATACCATTTGGTCCATTGACTTTCCTTTTGATTACTATAGCAGAACCTTCATCCATCTGCTTAATGGTATGTCCACGAGAAGCAAAGTCATTTGCAGTCTCTTCATCAACAACTAAGTTGACTGTGTACATTGGTTCATAAGTTGTATTAGGCTCTTTAATACTTGCCCAATACGCAGTTCCTTCTACTATCATATTTACCTCCTACGGTTTAGTTATTATTAGAAGTCTTTAAAATCGGGAGAGTTGTGAGCTGACTACTCTCGGAGTCATGGACTGAAGCCAAACCAAATAGTTTTATATTTGGAGATAGAGGGCTTAAAGTTCTTTGGTTACTCGATGTCATGTTGCACATTTTACACTAATTCTTGATGGATGTCAAGTAATACATCACTTATTGTGTAAATATTTTCATCCAAAAGTTTTACATAATAATCTTTATCGTTAGTCCATCGAACTTCATAAGCTATTTTATTATCATAAAGCTCTTGATTATTCTCATGAATCCAAGATTCAAACTCTCTAAATTCATCTTCAGTTAATTTTTTATATCCTTCGTACATATTATAGTCTCCACCACGTTGGTTGTTCTCTGTTCTTGTTCCATTGTGCATAATGCTTTTCATGTATTACATAATTTCGATAAGCTACAATGGGGTTATCATCTTTGTATTCATCAGGCATAGCCTGTGCTAGTGGTGTCAATCCTTTGTCTTCAATATTATCAGGATGAAAGTATAATGCATCTTTTAGCTTTGTAATACTTGCATGTTCTCTACCATACCTGTGTTTGTATTCATCACCTAATGCTATGAAGTGTTTATATAACCATCTATAATTATCAAAAGATTCTCTTGCCCAAATAGTACAAGGATGATTTTTATATGCTTCTTTATAAAGTCCATTAGCATCTGCATAGTCATCACCATCTAACACTCTATGTGCTGTGCATAACATCTGTGCAGTTTCAAGTGGCATCTTCACTAGCATTTTATCAGGTTGTGCTTGTGCTGACTTGACTGGACACTTATCAAAATAAAATATGTTCATCTACCTTGCCCTCTATATTTCTTATGGTTAGCTTTTTTATTTTTATTCATAGTAGAGTATCCAACATTACCTCTACCTTGGCTTGTTCGTTTACCTCTTACTCCTGTAGCACTGACATGAGTAGAGTTATATGCTTTTGATTTAACTGCCATAATTATTACCTATGTTTTTCAAAAAATGATTCACAGAATTTAGGTTCTGTTATTACATCTGCAAAACATTTTGTTATTCTACTAAAAGAATCTTGCTGATGTTGAACATGTAATCCAATAAAAGCAATAAGTAAAATCAAAATTATTCCTAAATAATTAAAATCTTTAATGCTGAACTTCATTATATTTTTCCTCCACATTTTGTATTCCTTCATTTAGCAAAGTCTCGTCCATTTGATTTCTTAAATTTCTAAGATACTTTACATCCATATCTTTAACGTCCCATGTTTTATTATCTTTCAATCTAGTAACTGATATGATTTCCTCAACCACATCTAATCCTATCATGCTATCTATTGCAGAATAAATAGTATTGCAAAATGTTTTTAATGTATCTTGTTTACCATCTATAACTACATCAATTGTATATTCATCCATTCCCTGCTATCTCCTGTAGTTCTTTGTAAGTTGTTACATATGGATTACGTTTAAGATGTTTCATAATCCATTTGTCTGTCATATAAGACAAGTAAAGCTGTCCTTTACCAAAGGCATGAGTCTGTTCAGGTAGTAAGTTATCAACATTGTCAATAGTAATAGTTGATGCTTGGTCTTCAGGCAATAAAGTTCTAAGCCACTCAACTTGGATAGGCTTTACTCGTCTACGTAGTTCTTTTATTTTCTTTTGATTCATATTATTTCCATGCTGTGAACTCCATGTAAGGAATTTCTCTATGTGTTTCAGGCAACCATTCTACCATATCTTTTACCTCTTGTAAAGTAAAGGTTGTAGCTACACTTTCTCCTTCATCATCATGTGCTAATAACAAAGCTTTACCTGCATAGTTTCTATCTTTAATACTAAAGTATCTTTGATTGTCTATAAGTAAACCTTCATCATCTACATACATATCTTCATGAGGTGTAAGTCTCACACAATCAAAAGTTCTACAGTCAACTAAAGAATATATTTCTCTAAAGTCTCCTGTGTACTCAGTTTCTTTGATTGTTTCATCAAATGGATTAATTAATATTGCTTTCATAGTTACCCTCCTAGGCTTGTTATTAATAGTGCTGTTACTAGTATTCCTAGTATAGCAAAGTTTACTAAATCATCATGGCTCATACTACTTACTACCTCTCTTTATATATCTATATCTATCAGCATCCCACTCAGCATCTAAAAGCTGTGTCAATTCCCATTTAAGACTACTTAAGTTATGAACATCAGACAACCATAAATCATTTGTCTCATGTAAAGTATTCAACATACTTTCTAGTTTATTTATGTATTTAAACAAAGTATCGTACTCACTAACACTCATGTCAATAGCTACTTTGTTTTTTAGTATTTTTGTTTTCATATTATCTCCTTATGTAAATTGTTTATAAAAGATACTCTCAGCTATGAACTGAAGTATCTCGTCTCTATCATCGTCAGCATGTAGATTGTAGATATATGCTATCTCATCTATCTCATCTACAAGCAAACCTTTTTCATCATCAGATAATACATCTTCATATATCATTTCTAATGTTTCGTTGTCGTGTATGTTACTCATTCTCTTTCTCCTACTATCCAATAATCTCTATGATAAGCTTTTACAAACTTACCTTCATCTTCTCCAACATTATCAAAGGATTCGCTAATCCCACAATTAGCACTAACAAATTCTTCTGCTACCTTACTAGCTTCCTTTGAGTTAGAAGCTGTCACCTCTACAGTAAAGCCCTCCTCATAATGTACTGCTATTCTATATTTATTCATCATCAACCTCCTTATAAAATTGTTTTACTATATCTTTAATATCAACCCAAGCATTTTGAAGTTCATCTGTAGGATAATCACACCATTCAACCTCGTTTGTTACAACCTCATCTATTAAATTAATTTTATCTGCTATACTAAGTTTCATAATCTACCTCCTATGCTGTTTGTATTACAAAGCCACTCGTATCTTTCTTGGCTTTACCTTTTGCTTTTAGACCAACAATCACATTGCTCTTATCTAAAAATCTTAAGTCTGTTTCATCACCATTGACTACCTCTCTACCCTTGAAATAGATAGGCATATCTCCATTGAATACAACTGCTATGTTGTAAGCAATCTTATCGAACCAATTGGCGTACTTCATATTAGCTTCTGAGTAACTCCATGTCAAGTGATAGTTTTTATGTTCAGATACTTTTCTTGTAGGTATCTTGGTGTAATCATAAAACTGTACATCAGGAAATAACTCAAAGATATTCTTAGCTTCTCGCCAACCTAAGTCTACAAGTTCTTTACAAGGTTTCCATTCAGGGTGTCCATAGCCTTCAAAGTATTTTGCATATTCTTGAAGTAAATACATTTGTGAAATACCATAGTGAGTATTCTTTGTAGGTATAGTTTCCCACTGTATATCACTAGTACCATTCAGTCTTATGCAAGGAAGCTTATCTTTCTTTTCACAGTATCTTACAAACTTCATGATGTCTGTAATCAGGTAAGTCATGAAGGAACTTCTGTCCTCCAAATACAAATTAGTCTTACGCTTTCTAGCTTCTTGTATGACATTAGTGGTTTCACCCTTCTTTATAATGCCACCTCTACCTGCTGTATTTAGACAGGCTTCCTTGCACCCAGCAATGTCTTGATAAGGACATATCTTGGTGTTGATTGGACTCAAATGCATGATAGCAGTTAAGTACTTACTTACTTTATCACCCTTCATAACTTTAGGGTTTCCGCTAACTGTTAATAGTTTATAACTCATAGTATCTCCAAATAAAAATTAAAAGGTAGTTTTTCAGTCCCGAAGATTACTACCAACTCCTCCAACAGCAACTTGAACTATAGGTTTTTATAGTGCCTGTCAACACTCGCAAATTGTGGCTTTGTTGTTTAGAGTCTGTGCAAACCACCACGCAATGTGGAAAAATCAGACTACCCCGAATTTAATCTAGGATTTTAAGCACCAAATTCACTAGCAATATCATCAATGATACTTGATAGTTTATCTTTCCAATCAGGTGATATAAGTGCTATTGCTAACTTTCTTTCAATGTTTTGCTTTACTTTCCACTCGTTATCAGTCCAACGAAGCGTACTAGTATCGTCAGTATAGCTATAGTTACTAGTAAGATTAAAGTTTGTGTGAAGAATAGTTTTATTAAAAGATTTAATACCTTCATTTAACTTTTCTTTAATACCTCTTATTTTAGTATATAGTTTATTTCTTTCTTCTTCTAAACTATTCATTTCATCTTCCATAGATTGTAAGGCTTTATACTCTTTAGTTTTTGATAGTTCTAGTTGTTCAAGACCTTGTTTAACTGCTATCTTCTCATAGATTTCAGTAGCTATTGCTTCCTGTTCAAATTTTCTCATCTGTGTCATAATTATCTCCATAAATTATTAGTTAATAAAATAGGCACTTTAAAGTGATACCTAGCACTAAAG